GAGCGGTTGTTGATAAAATCCGTGAGGAAGGACATTGTGTCTATATCAACAAAAACAAATCTGGTACTTATTACAGAATAGGTACTCCATCTAAAGCGATTATCGCTGCTGGCTTTGCCGCTTTAGAACCATCAGTTTATGCATAAGCATAAATAGTCATGAGGCGGTTCGTAAGACCTCATGAGTGTTGCCTCTCGTAATTAGACAACACATTTTGGGTTTGGTAGTTCCCAAGACATTAGAAGTCAGAAAAAAACTACCACTTGAAATATGAAAATTAATAACTATATAAATATTATTGATACGCCATTAAGGGTATCAATTTTAACTTGCTTATAAAGGAGAAAAATATGACAAGAAACTTATCTATTTGGAACGATCTTCGACCATTTACAATCGGGTTTGATGATTTGTTCTCACAGTTTGATCATTATGTAGATAATAGATCAACAACTTTTCCACCGTACAATATCATAAAAGGTAAAGACGATCTCAATTGGACAATTGAAATGGCACTTGCTGGTTATAATAAAAATGATATTGAGGTGAAATATGCTGACAATACTATCACAATCAAATCAACTCATAAAGATGAGGACGATAAAGATACAATTCATAGAGGCATTGCCAAAAGACATTTTACTAGATCATTCACAACTGCTGATGATGTTGAGGTAAGAGGTGCTGAAATGAAAGATGGTATGTTATCAATTGCATTGGAAAAAATAGTCCCAGAGGCTAAGAAACCAAGAACAATTGATATTGCATAAAAAATAGATAGGGGCGGTGAGAATATCTCCGCCCTTGACTTTTAAACTAAAACCTGATATAATTATATGATGTATAAATTTAAAGAGAATATTATTTTAGATGAGGTGAAAAGATATATTGACGAAACCTATTCGTCTCATTACGCAACCACACATAAACAAGCTACTGAAATCATTATTGACCAAGGACACGGTACTGGTTTCTGTATGGGCAATATTTTAAAATATGCCCAACGATATGGCAAGAAAAGAGGTAAGAATAAACATGACCTCTATAAAGTAATACACTATGCCATAATACAATTGTCCCAAGACCATTATGCTAATGATAAGTCTTTAATTGATACTTTACAAGAAGACCTATTACAATATGATATTGGTAAACATGTGAAAGAAGACCCTGCCTTACGAAATGTTGCGGCAGAAAAATTAAATAACCCTAATGATTAAGGAGAAACTATATAATGAAATTAAGTGATAATACAAAAGAGATATTAAAAAACTTTTCTGAAATTAATCCTAATTTAAAGATTACACCAGGTAAAGAAATTAAAACTATCTCAACTATGAAAAACATATTGGCAACTGCTGGTGTTGAAGAAGAATTTCCACAAGACATTGCCATATATGATCTATCAGAATTTTTAGGTATGTTATCTTTATTTAATAAACCAACATTTACTTTTGATGAAAAGTTTATGACTATAAATGAAGAAGGTACATCTACAAAATCAAGATATTATTTTGCTGATGAATCCATACTTACAACCCCACAAAAAGATGTTAAAATGCCTGCAACTGAGGTAGAGTTTACATTGACACAAACTGACTTAACAAACATTAAGAAAGCTGCATCTATGTTACAACTACCAGATATATCAGTTAAATCTGTCAATGGTGATATAATGATGTCTGCTATTGATAAGAAGAATGATACTGCCAATACCTATGATGTAAAGGTTGGTGTTTGTGATACAAACAAAAAGTTTGAGTTTCATTTTAAAACTGAACACTTTAAAATGTTGCCTGGCGATTATAATGTTTACATATCATCTAAACTTATTTCTAATTTTAGACACAAAAACAAAACAGTACAATATTGGATTGCCCTAGAAAATACTTCAAAGTATGAGGGGTAATAATGGAAAACTTATTATGGGTAGAGGCTTATAGACCCTCTACAATTGACGAATGTATTTTACCTGTTGAGATAAAGAAAACTTTTAAATCTATTCTCAAACAAGGTGAGATACCAAATCTATTATTATCTGGCACAGCAGGTACTGGTAAAACTACCGTAGCAAAAGCACTATGTAACGAACTTGGTTGTGACGTTATGATGATAAATGGTTCTGACGAAGGTCGATCCATTGATGTTGTAAGAAATCAAATCAAAAACTTTGCTTCAACTGTATCTCTACATGAGAGTGATAAACCTAAAGTGGTTATTGTTGATGAAGCAGATTACATGAATGCTGAGAGTGTTCAACCTGCATTAAGAAACTTTATCGAAACGTTTAGTAATAATTGTAGATTTATATTTACATGTAATTACAAAAACAAAATTATACCTGCAATTCATTCTAGGTGTACTGTAATTAATTTTACAATACAAAATAAAGATAAAGAACAACTAGCAGGTTTATTTCACAAACGATTATCCGCAATACTAGAACAAGAGAATATTGATTTTAATCCTAAGGTATTGGCTGAACTTATTATTAAGTTTTATCCAGACTTTAGAAGAACCATCAATGAATTACAAAGGTATTCTGTATCAGGTAAAATAGATACAGGTATACTTGTTAATATTGCTGAAGCAAATATCAAGTCTTTAAACAAGGCACTAAAAGATAGACACTTTGGTGATATGAGAAAATGGGTTGTAGATAATATTGATCAAGACCCTGCAGGTTTGTATAAAGAACTATATCAAAATTTTTATACAACATTGCAACCACAAAGTATTCCACCAATGGTTATTCTTCTAGCAGAATATCAATACAAGAATGCTTTTGTGGCAGATCCAGAACTCAATATGGTTGCATGTCTTACTGAAATCATGTCCGAATGTAAATTCAAATGAGTGACTACAGCCTAACGAAGTATCTCACGGCTATTAATTATAGTAAAGAAAAATTACTTGATACAGACGATAGAGATTGGGAAAAGAAATATCCACCTTTTATAATCAACAAAGGTTTATCTTACTTTTCAGACACCATCATGTATGCTAATGAAATGAATAGATTGCACCATGCGTCAAAACATATGCAATTCTCATTTTTTCTAAATAGTATAAAGTCTAGAAAAAGATTTAGTAAATGGTTAAAGTCTTCGAAAATGAAAGACCTAGATGTTGTAAAACAACATTTTGGTTACTCAAATAAGAGGGCACAAGAAGCTTTATCTATACTGACAAAAGAAAAGATTGATTATATAAAAGAGAGATTATATAAAGGTGGAAAAAAATGAGTGAAGTTATAGAATGGAAACCAGACAGTATGCTCGAAGTAAAGATAAAAGAGCCAGATGATTTCCTAAAAATTAGAGAGACACTTACAAGAATAGGTGTCGCCAGTAGAAAAGAACGAAAAATTTATCAATCGTGTCACATACTACATAAACAAGGTAGATACTTTATTGTACACTTTAAAGAACTTTTTGCTTTAGATGGTAAGACAGCAAATATTTTTGTGAACGATATTGAAAGACGAAATACAATCGCACAACTATTAAGTGATTGGGGTTTGGTAGAACTGGTTAGTAGTGTAGAAAACAAAGCACCACTATCACAGATCAAAGTATTACCATTCAAAGAAAAGAATGAATGGATATTAGAACCAAAATACAATATTGGTAAGAAAGGAAATGAAGATGGAGACCAGAGAACAGATAATTCAAGCAGTTA